ATGAAATTCAGTTCACCACTAGTTGAACTTGGTTTCCAATAAGTTCCCAATAACTAGAGACTACAGTGCACCTACTGCTCGCGCCTAGGTGCACGAATATGCCCCGCTCCTCTTTTTCCACTGATCTGACCGTGCCGCAGTCCGCCGCTGTCCCAACAGCGCTTGAGACTACTGGTGTGAAGAGCGAAATTGATCCCACTTACCCAAACGGCACAAAAAAATTGCGTAATCGTGATTTCTGGCATGCTCTTCCAGACATTAGAAGTGCGCGACGGCGAGGCTGCATGCACAACTGGTTCAGTGGCATTGTGGCGGTAGCTCTGACTGCCGCGACTTTTGGCCTATTCATATCTCGATGCTTTGCGTTTTAGGGGCTTGTTTACTCAAAATTTGCACCAAGAATTACTAAATTTCCAGCCGGTTTAAATTACTAATGAGGATTCCATGTCGTCTGCATCTTTCATCCGCTTTGGCTTCGTCGCCTCTCTTAGCTTAATCATTTGTGGTTGCGCAAGCACTCGTCCAGTTGCATACACTGAACTACCTTCCTCTAGTTACTTGAGGCCTCATGAGGGAAGTCGCGGCAATCGCATGCCGTACGCTTATCGGGGGGAAGTGGACTGGTCGAGATACTCAAGTGCCATCATTGAGCCAGTACGAATTTACCGCGGCCCTGATGCCCAGTTCGAAAAAGTCTCCGACTCAGATAAGCGAATGCTGGCCGCTTACATGCAAGAGCAATTTAATGAAGTTCTTGAGAAGCGATGGCGGCGAGTGGACGAACCAAAGGAAAATACACTAAGAATTTGTATTACCTTGACTGGCGCCAAGCCCAGCAAACGTGTAATTAATACTTTCATGAAGATGGACATCGGCGGCGGCCCTTATAATGCTATGCAAGCTGCGCGTGGCAAGGAAGGCGCATTTACCGGATCGGTAAGTTATGCAGTGGAAGTGTTTGATGCACGAACCGATCGGCTGCTCAGTGCCTACGTTGAGAAGCAATATCCTAATGCTATGAATGTCAAGGCTAGCCTGGGAGCTTACGGCGCTGCCAAAACGGGTATTCGCAAGGGGGCCGAACAATTGGTAGAAAGCATGGAGTGATTTAGAACTGTTGATTGATCACCGCGCTGTTAGCTAAGCGTAAGGGGCGAAAGCGATCACCTCATCGCCTACCCAGTCGTTGATCTTCAACATGCGGGCCTGCAGCGGTTCCAGCTCGTTGGCGGCCCACACGGCAGCGGCCTCGCGGATAGACCCGAAGCCGCCAGCGTTTTGCGGCACGATGCCCATGAGTTGCGGCGGGATCCGCAGCGCGGCCAGCATGTCGTCGCGGGTGATGCCCTTGATGCCGCTGAACTCATCCTTGGCCGCCACTTCGCTGACCGGGATCAGCTTCAGACCGTCCTTGTTGCCGCCTGGCGAGTACAGGAACAGGTTGCGGAAGTTGCCCGGCCCCTTGGCACCCTTCATGGCGTTGCGCAGCGCGTCGACGTCTTCCTGGCTCTGCTGCGGGTCGGTCAGGTACAGGATGAAACCGGCATGCGAGCCGTTGTTGTAGTACTTGCGCCGAAACAGCGTGGCCGATTCGTTGAGCAGCGCGGACTGCATCGCCGGCATCCACTCGGGCAGGCCGTAGAGTTCTTGATCGACATCGGCTTCGCGCAGCTGGAACACGCTGCCCGGCTCGAACACGTGCTCGTCGTGCCAGGTGCGCACTTGGAAGTACTCGCCCTCAGTGATGCCGCGCCGCATGTATTTGGACAACGGCGCAGCCAGCAACAGCGCACCTCCCATGCGGTTGCGGCGGCGCTCAAGGTAGCCATTGCCCAGGGTGATCCAGTCCAGCGACAGCTGCTCGAAGGCCTCACGCGTCAGCAGCCGGTGCGGCTTGAAGGTGCGCGCCAGCATGTTGCGCTTGAAGATCAGCCCGGACTGCAGAAACGGATTGCTGCGAGTGGTCTTGGACAGGCCATCCAGCGCCACCGGCGGCTCATACCAGCGCCCGTTCTGCCAGCACTCCAGATAGTCCAGCACGCCGCGCCCATCGAGCACCGGCGTCGGATCACCAAAGGTGAACGCCTCGGTCCGTGCAGGCACGGCTGGCGCTGCAGGCGCGGTCGCGGGCAGCTGGTCGGTCAACATCAAGAGATCTCCATGAAGCCGGAGTTGCGCGCGGTGCGCCCTTCCAGCGGTTCGTTCTGCAGCGCGTGGAACAGTGCCCACGCCAGGTCCGCGTGGCCGGTCTCTTCCGAGCGGCCAGCGGTGAAGGTGGACTGGCGGCCGCTGGCCGTCATCGTCTTGCGGATGGCCATCAACGACTGCGCCACATCGGTCCAGCCGGCGTCGAACTCCAGCCGTCCGTTATGAATCACGTCGAACGCCTTGAGCACCAGGCGGGTCTTGACCTCCGGCGAGTAGCTGAAGGTGACCAGATTCGGGAAGAACTGCTTCACCAGCTGCGCCACACCACTACCCATGCCGGTGGTGTCGATGCCGATGTAGGTCACCCAGTAGCGGCGCGTGATGCGCTCGATCTCGGCGGCCTGCTTGGCAAAGTCCATGCCCCTGAACTGGATCCGCTCCAGCAAGCGAAACTTGCCGCCGGGCAGCTGCGGTGGCGCCACCACGACCAGGCCGGCGGTGTCGCCGGTCTCGGCCGGGTCGTAGCCGATCCACACCGCGCGATCGCCGTAGGGCGCGCGGCGAACGGTTTGTAGTCCTGACCCCACGCGACCCAGCTGTCGACCATGCACGGCTGCAGCATCGCCAGCGGGAAGATGCTGGCGCCGTCGTCGACGAACTCGCACATCAACAGGTTGGCGAAGGCGTCCGGGCTGTATTCCTCGCGCAGCTCGTCAATGTCGAACAGGTCACAGCCACGGCGCTGGGCGTCGAGGATGTTGACGATCTGCCGCCAGGCACGGTCCTGGCAGCGGCGCCCGCCGGCCAGCGCATCGTGCGAGACATCGATCTGGATCCGCTGCGCGGCCGGCTTGCCCTTGTTGCGGCGCTCACCGGTCCAGAACGTGTAGGCCTCGTGGGCCATGCTCGATGGCGTGCTGAAGTAGGTCTTGCGCCACTTCATGTGCATCGCCATACCGCTGGCGACCTTGTTCAACTCGTTGAACCCGTAGGTCCAGAAGAATTCGTCGAAGTAGAAATTGCCGTGGTAGCCCTGGGCGGTGCGTGCATTGGTGCCCAGGAAGAACAGCTCGGCGCCGTTCGGGAACACGATGCTGTCGCCGCCGGAGAGCGTCTCGTCGATCGTCTCGCGCACGAACTGCTGCATGTAGCCGCGGAACAAGTGCGCCTGCGCTTTGGACGCACTGAGGAAGATCTGATTGCGCCCGGTCGTGAGCGCATCGATCAGCGCCTCGCGGGCGAAGTAGTACGTGGCACCGATCTGGCGCGACTTGAGGATGATGCGGGTGCGCTCGTTACCGGCCCGATACCAGTCACGCTGATAGTCGAAGCAGCCGTCGACGAACGCCGTGGTCAGCTGTTCGATCTGCTCCTCGGTGAAGTCGTTGCGCTTGGGCTTCTTCTTGGGCGCAGCATTGCGATTGGCGACAGCTGGATTCAGGTCGGCTTCGTTGCCGCCGCCCTGGTAGCGCTGGATGCGCGCCTGGCGCTCCAGCTGCCGATGCAGCAGATCGATCTCTTTAAAGTCGCCGCCGGACTTTTCCGGCTTCATGATCAGCACGACCAGGCGCGCTTCCAGTGCGCCACCGATGCGCTCAACGTTGTCTGCGCGATCCCACTCGTCACGCGACTTCCAGCTGTGTACAGTCTTCTCGTTCTCGCCGATGGCCTGCGCAATTTCGGTCACGCGCCATCCCATCCAGTACAGGAACTTGGCCTGTCTGCGGGTGTCCATCGGGAGCTGGGTGGCAACGCTTTGCATGCCGACCAGGGTGCGGCCCACCTCTTAATCCCGACAGTTCAACGACGCGTAATCGCCTGATTTACACGGTGATTGCGTTGCTGCGCTATGCGTCGCGTTTGACCATGGGTCATCGCAAACGCATCCAGCGCAGAGGACACCCATGTCGGCCAAGGCCAAGAAGTTCCGTTCCAACTGGTTCCGTGTGGCCGTCGAAGGCGCCACCACCGATGGCCGCACGATCCAACGCAGCTGGATCGACGACATGGCCGCGACCTACAACCGGGAGACCTACAACGCCCGCATCTGGATCGAGCACATGCGCAGCCTGCTGCCGGACTCGCCGTTCCGTGCGTATGGCGATGTCACCGCCGTCAAAGCCGAAGAGGTCGAAATTGACGGCAATAAGCGTCTGGCGCTGTTCGCCCAGATCGAGCCGACTGCCGACCTGATCACCATCAACAAGTCCAAGCAGAAGCTCTACACCAGCATCGAGGTGCAAGAAAAGTTCGCCAACACCGGCAAGGCGTATCTGGTCGGCCTCGCCGTGACCGATTCGCCGGCCAGTCTGGGCACCTCCATGCTCAGCTTCGCCAGCCAGAACCCGGACACCAATCCGCTGGCCGATCGCAAGCAGTCACCGGGCAACCTGTTCACCGTTGCCGAAGAGACCGCGCTGGAATTCAGCGAGGTCAGCGAAGGCCCGGTCGCCAATCTGCTCAGCCGGATCCGCACCGCGCTCAAGAGCGAGGACGCCACCAGCATCACCGCCGAACAGTTCGCCGACCTCGGCCAGGGCGTCGAAGAGATCGCCGAGCACGTGCGCGGCCAGGACGAACGCTTCAACCGCTTGCAGGCCGAGCACGCCGAGCAAAAGACCAAGCACGAGCAGCTGGCAAACGACCTGGCGCAGCTGCGCGAGTCGCTGTCGCAGCAGCCGGACCCGGCACAGCCCGCACGGCCGGTGGTCACCGGCAGCGGCGCGGCCGTGCTGACCGACTGCTGATCCCACACCACACACACGCCGCAGCGCCACACCCTTCGGAGCCACCATGCAAAACGCCACCCGCCTGCAGTTCAACCAGTTCGCCGAGCAGATCGCCAAGCTCAACGGCATCACCTCTGTCTTCCATTCCTTCGCTGTCGATCCGACCGTGCAGCAGAAGCTGGAAACGCGCATGCAGGAATCGAGCGAATTCCTGTCCAAGGTCAACATCATCCCGGTGGACGAACTGTCCGGCCAGAAGGTGGGCATCGGTGTCACCGGCAGCATCGCCAGCCGCACCAATACCGGTGCCGGCAAGACCCGCACCCCGCGCAACATGGCCGCGCTCGACAAGAACGAGTACGTCGCCAAGAAGACCGACTTCGACACCGCCATCCCGTATGCGTTGCTCGATACCTGGGCCAAGTTCCCCGACTTCCAGGCGCGCCTGCGCGACGCCATCGTCAAGCGCCAGGCCCTGGACCGTCTGCAGATCGGCTTCAACGGCACGCACGCCGCTGCCGACACCGACCGCGCCAAGTTCCCGCTGCTGGAAGACGTCAACATCGGTTGGCTGCAGCAGTACCGCAGCAACGCTGCACAGCGCGTGCTGGCGAGCGGCAAGACGGCCGGCAAGGTCGTTATCGGCGGTGCCGGTGCGGACTACGGCAACCTCGACGCGCTGGTGTATGACGTGGTGAGCAACCTGCTCGACCCGTGGCACCGCAAGGACCCGAGCCTGGTGGTGGTGTTGGGCCGCGACCTGATGCACGACAAGTATTTCCCGATGGTTAACAAGGACCAGCCGGCCAGCGAGAAAATCGCTACCGACTTGATCCTGAGCCAGCGCCGCGTGGGCGGCCTGCAGGTGGCCGAGGTGCCGTATCTGCCGGACGGCGCGCTGATGGTGACCTCGCTGGCGAACCTGTCGATCTACTACCAGACCGGCGGTCGTCGCCGTTACATCAAGGAAGCGCCGGAACGCGATCGCATCGAGAACTACGAGTCCTCCAACGATGCCTACGTGGTCGAAGACTACGGCCTGGGCTGCGTGGTCGAGCACATCGAGATCGAGGCCTAAGCCATGGCCGACAGTCCCGCAAAGCGCCACCACAGCCGCGTGCTCGCCGAGCTGGAGGCCGCCCAGCGAGCACCGCACCAGCTGATGGCCGGCGCCACCGCCTACGAGCAGCACATGGCGCAGCTGCAGAGCGATCGCCTGCGGCTGAAGCAGATCCAGTCCGACCAGGGCAAGGCCGCGCTCAAGGTGCAGCTGCTGCCAGCCTACGTGCCGTATCTGGCCGGCGTGCTGGCCGGTGGCCAAGGTGCGCAGGATGAGATCGTCACCACGTGCATGGTGTGGCGCATTGATGCCGGCGACTATGCCGGCGCGCTGGAGCTGGGCGCCTATGTGCTCAAGCACCAGCTGCAGATGCCCGACCGCTTCACCCGCACGGTGGGCTGCGTGCTGGCGGAAGAGATCGCCGAAGCAGCGTTGTCGGCACAGAAGACCGGCCAGCCGTTCGATGCGGCCGTCCTGGCCGACACCGCCACGCTGACCGCCGAGCAGGACATGCCCGACGAGGTGCGCGCCAAGCTGCACCTGGCACTGGCCCGCGCATCGCTGACAGGCATCACCGATGAGACGCCCGCCGACCAGGCGCAGCCGATCGTCGCCGCTGCTGTCGCCGACCTGCAGCGTGCCATCGCCCTGCACGGCAGCTGCGGCGGCAAGAAGGATCTGGAGCGCGCCGAGCGCCTCTTGAAGAAGTTCAGCGTTGAGCCTGCGGGCACCAACGCATAACCGAGCGTCCCCGCAACCCTCGCCGGCTCGGGGCCGATCCACAGCAATGCATCGCTGCGGTGACGCCCCGACCACCGGCGATCTCTTCCGAGCCATCCATGAGCGGATTCAATGCCACCGGCACCACGAGCGCCACGCCTGATGCGATCGCCAATGCGCCGTTTTGGCCGGCGATCGCCCCGACCAGCGTGCGGGCGAGCATGCGCCTGGATGGCACCGTCACCGATGCACGCCTGCGCCACGCCATCGTCGCCGCCATGCTGGCGGTCAACGATGAGTTGCAGACCTGGGCGCAGACGCAGCAGGCCGCCGGCTGGGGCGTGTTGGCCGATGTGCCCAGCACCACCGTCGACGGCGTCTCGCGCCGCGTGCAGCTGTACCTGCGCGCCGTTGCGTGTGCCACGGCGGTCGAGGTGGCAGAGCGTTATCGCAGCTTCGACGCGACCGACAGTGCCAACCAGCGCGCCGATGACCTGTCACCGAGCATCACCGAGCTACGCCGCGACCAGCGCTGGGCCGTGCGCGACCTGCAGAACCTGCCGCGCAGCACGGTGGAGCTCATCTGATGCGCGTGCACGCCATGCAAGGCGACACCGTCGACCTGCTGTGCTGGCGCCACCTGGGCAGCACGGCCGGCCTGGTCGAGCGCACCTACCTCCTCAATCCCGGCCTGGCCGAACTGGGCGCCGTGCTGCCGCATGGCACGCCAGTGGAGTTGCCCGAGGTAACCACCACCACAGCGGCGATGACGCCGCTTGTGCAGCTATGGGACTGATCTGATGACCGAACCCACCTCCGTATCGAGCGGCTTTTTGATCGCCACCGGTGTGGGCCTTGCCTCCGTGCTGCCTGGCATCAACGGCGATGCGCTGATTGGCGCCTTCGCCGGCGGCGCGCTGTTCGTGGTGTCCGCCGCCAAGCAACCGCTGCTGGCGCGGCTGATCTATTTCCCCGTGAGCGTGATCGCCGGCTACCAGCTGGCGCCTGAGCTGCTGCGCTGGTTGCCGATCAAGTCTAGTGGCGTGGCCGCCTTTGCGAGTGCGGCGTGCGCGATCACCGTCACGCTGGGCCTGATCGAAAAGAGCAAGTCGTTCGATTTTTCCTTCCTACGTCGTGGAGGTCCGCCCAGTGCATAGCCTGGTCACCGTCCTGACGTTGATGGCCTCGCTCGCCATCTGCGTCCGCCTGCTTACCTACCACCGCCCGGTCGATGCGCGCCATCGACGCGGCGCGGGCTGGTGCGCCTGGTTGCTGATCGCCAGCACCGGCGGCCAGGCACTGCACATCCTGCTGGCCGGCGCCGGCTCGCAAGTCAGTCTTTGGCACCTGGGCACGTTGATCGTGCTGGCGGTGCTCACCTACCGCGCCCAGGGCAATGTGGCGCGCATCCTGAAGGTAGATTGATGTTCACCGATACCCAGCTCGCCTCGATCATGCAGTGCTCGGCGCAACGCGCACAGCGCTGGCACGGCCCACTGCTCGCCGCCGCCAACCGCTTCGGCATCACCACCAAGCGCCGCGCCGCGCACTGGCTCGGCCAGGTCGGCCACGAAAGCCTGAGCCTGTCGCGCATGGAAGAAGGGCTGACCTACACCACCAGCGCACGGCTGCTGGAAGTGTTCGGCGCACGCATCACGCCCGCGCAAGCGCCCAAGTTCCTGCGCAATCCGGTGGGCCTTGCCAATTTCGTCTACGCCGACCGCCTGGGCAACGGCATCGAAGCCAGCGGCGATGGTCACCTCTTCCGGGGCCGTGGCCCGATGCAACACACCTTCCGCGGCAACTACCGCCGCATCGGCTCACTGATTGGCCTGCCGGTGGAAGAGCAACCGGATCTGCTGCTGCAGGTCGAGCCGAGCGCACTGGGTGCGGCAGCGTATTGGCACGACAACGGCCTCAACGTGCTGGCCGATGCCGGCGATGTGCTCGGCCTGGGCCGCAAGATTAATCTGGGCAACGTGCGTGCCAAGCGCTTGCCGGAGGGCCACAGCGATCGCGTCACGCGCACGAAGCGCGCCCTGCAGATTCTGGGCGTCAACTGATGGTCACGCGCTTGACCATCCTGCTGGCGCTGATTGCACTGCTTGTCGGTGGCTGCGTGTGGCAGGAGCGGCGCGTCAGCGCCGCAGAAACGGCACGCGACCAAGCTCTAGCTGAAAAACATGCAGCCATTGCCGAGCGCGACAGCGAAAAAAATTCAGTCCGAGTTGTGACAAAGTTCATTGATCGCGTGCAGATCGTGCGCGAAGTCGGCACTACCATCACCCGCGAGGTCCCGATCTATGTCACCCAGAAAGCCGATGCTGCTTGCGCTATCCCTGCTGGCTTTGTGCGGCTGCACGACGCCGCCGCCACGGGCAACCCTGCCGGGCCGCCCACCGGAGATCCTGATGCGCCGGCCGCCGGCATTACGCTCTCTGCCGTCGCCGGCACAGTCGCCGACAACTACACCAGCTGCCACGCCACCGCCGCGCAGCTGAGCACGCTGCAGGACTGGATCGACCTGCACGCACCTGAGCCGGCGCCATGATCAAGCCCGCCAGCCTGCGCGCGCATCTGGTCGCGGCCTTGCCGGACCTGGCACGCGATGCCGACCGGCTGCTGGTGTTCATCGACGCCGGCAGCCTGGTCAGCACGTTCCAGCCAGGGCTGTCGTTCGAGTACCAGTACACGCTCAACCTGATCGTGACCGACTATGCCGGCCACCCAGACAGCGTGATGCTGCCGTTGCTGGAATGGGTGCAGGTCAATCAGTCCGAGCTGCTGTCCAATCCTGCGCGCCGTGGCGACATCGCCTTCGAAGCCGACATCCTGGCCAACGATGCCGTGGATCTGTCGATCAAGTTGCCGCTGACCGAACGCGTGGTCGTGATCGCGAAGGACGGTGGCGGCTACGACATGACGCACGCGCTCGAGCCGGTGATCGATCCCACATGGATGAGCTAACCGCACTGGAGACCTGGGCCGCACCGCTGCTGACTCGCCTGAAGCCCGGTGAACGCCGTACGCTGTCGCGGAAGATCGGAACGGAGCTGAGGCGCTCGCAGAGCCAGCGCATCGGCAAGCAGCAGGCGCCCGATGGCACGCATTACACACCGCGCAAGCAGCAACTGAGACATAAGTCTGACCGCATCAAGCGCGCCAAAATGTTTGCCAAGCTGCGGCAGGCGAAGTACTTAAAGGTCAGCGCCAGTCCTAATGCTGTAAGCGTGGGATTCATGGGGCGCGTATCGCGTATCGCCCGCGTGCATCAGGAAGGGCGTGTCGATCAAGTCCGTCGCCACGGCCCGATGGTGCGGTTCGCAGCGAGACCGCTCATCGGATGGAATTCCGAAGACCGGCTAAGAGTTCAGCTGTTGATCGCTGAACACCTCGCCGAATAAGAATTCACACATCCTTAACGTTCACATACGCAGCATTAACATTCGGTTGCGAATGGCACATGACCTCATGGAAGAGCCACCAAGCACAGGCTCCTTCCAATGAGAATTTTTGACTTGTCCGCCATAACGCTACCTACGGTTCTAATCGTCGAGGACGATGTAAATCTTCGCATTGTCTGTGAGATGACACTCGCAGCTGGCGGCTATGAGTTCCGGAGCGTCGGCGGACCGGTGCAGGCGTTTGATATCCTCCAGACCGGTCAACCATTTGATCTGATTCTTTCAGACCTGAAGATCCCGGGCCAGATCGATGGTCAATCCTTCATCCGAGAGCTGCGTCAGATGGGAGTTATGACTCCCGCTATCCTCACCTCAGGCTACCCATTCGACGAATCTGAGTTGCCGGAAGCCACCTGCTTCTTGGCGAAACCATACACGTTCAGAACTCTGCTTGATCTGATCAAGGATTGCCTTACCAAACACGAATCCGATCCTGAATAAGGGTTGGTCGTCGTGCTGGCTACCTTTATACAGCATCGCATTTGACTCAACAGCCGCGCTTGCAGGCCGGTCCCGCTGTCAATTGTTCCACGTACTCCTGCAAAGCGGTGATGGCGTGCGAATCTACAGAGTGCCGTGAGATTGCCGATAGTGGGGAAACAGAGGGGGTTCCATATGCCAGGCGCACTTAAAAACCAACTTCCATTCTCGTCAACTAGCGAGACGGTCGACGAGGTTTTGGGCTGTCTGGCCAAACTCACACCTTTAAGGACCTGGATCTTTGCAGAGGTCAAGAATGACTACTGGATCATCCGGGCATGCACCGACTCCAGCTTTGGACTCAAGGTCGATCAATTCTTGAGCTGGTCCGAATCAGTGTGCCGACGGGTCATTTCCAGGGGTGGTCCCCAATGCGCGCCGGACTTGAGCAAGATAGATCATCTAGCAGGTGCTCCGATCGCCATCGAGCTTGGCATTTCTAGCTACCTCGGCGTGCCGATCAAGATTCCCGGCAAGATGGAAGGCATGTTGTGCGGCATAGATACGCAAGTGGTCGATGGCGAATTGTTCGACTTGCTTCCCGTGGCCGAGACGTTTGGGCGTGTCCTTGCAAGCAGTTGGGCACAGCATCTTTCCGAAACTCAACCAGCAGTACTAGATCCGCAGGATGTGCAAACGGTTGATTTCCTGACAGGACTCTATGACCTCACCGCCTTCCAAAGCCTCCTACAGAACGCGACAGAAGTGCAGCGTGGCGAGCAGGGAGGGGTCTTACTTTTCGATCTAGATGTCAGTAGTGCGGGCAAGGATTCTGGAAAGCGGAAAGAAATAGAGATTGCTGCTGGCCTGTTGAAAGCAGCGACGCGGCCGCAGGATGGCCTCGCACATCTCTCGCAAGGTGAGTTCGCTATCTATCTACCAGGTATCAGTGAGGCCGGCATGCTGTCGGTTGCTCGACGTATTCGTTCATCTCTTGCCGCGCGTGGCCTCAAATCAAAGTGGGGAGCAAGCTGGTTCAAGAACATGGATCAACTCGACAACATAGACAAGGTACTCAGACACGCCAGCGCACACAGCAGCGGCACAACTATGTCGACGCAGACATCAGCTCAAGACTGAGACGCTTTGCTTTATCCATGCAACGGTATGCGGGATCAAGCATGTAGCCGCCATAGGTACGTCGGGGGCAAGTAGGCTTAGAAGTAAGGACAAGAGAGCCTTGGCGTAGGCTCTCTTGTCTCCAGAACATGGCTTCTTTTACCGCCGTCGATCTTTCTAAACTTCGAGCTCCCAACCTGATCGAAGCGCTCGACTTCGAGACGATCTTCGCCGAGGGACTTGCCCAGTTTCGCCGGCTCATGCCGGAATTCTCGGCACTCACTGAATCGGATCCGGTCTACAAGCTCTTGCAGCTGTTCGCCGCCCGCGAGTTGCTGATCCGCCAGCGCGCAAACGACAAGGCGCAGCAGACCATGCTGGCCTTCGCCACCGGCACCAACCTCGATCACTTGGGCGCCTTGTTTGGCGTCGCGCGCCTGGTGCTCGATGCAGGGCAGCCGGAGAACAGCACCCCACCGACCTTTGAGTCGGACATGGACTTTCGTCGCCGGATCCAGCTGGCACCGGAGGGCTTTAGCGTTGCCGGCCCCGAGGGCGCGTACATCTATCACGCGCTGAGCGCAGCGGCCGATGTCATGGACGCCAGTGCCACCAGCCCCGCACCCGGACAAGTGCTAGTCACCGTCCAGTCGCGCACCGGCGATGGCACGGCTCCACAGGCGTTGTTGGACCAGGTCGCTTCGATTCTCACCAACGATGACGTGCGCCCGCTGACCGACAGTGTCACGGTCCAGAGCGCCCAGATCGTCCCGTATGCCATTCGTGGGCGCGTCTACACCTACGCCGGCCCTGACTCGGCAGTGGTCATGCGTGAGGCGCTGCGCAGCCTGCGGGCGTATCTGGATGAGGCACACCGCATCGGCCGTGATGTCCCGGAGTCAGCGATTAAGGCCAAGCTGTTCGCCGATGGTGTGCAGCGAATAGAACTGGACTCGCCTGCAGCGGACATCCGAATCAGCCGCACGCAGGCGGCCTACTGCACCGCGATCGACATCGTGCATGCCGGCATCGATGAGTAATCCCCCGCTGCCGCCCAACGCCACGCCGATGGAGCGCGCCCTGGCTGCCGTCACCGAGCGCCTGGAGGCCATCCCGCTACCGTACCCGGATCTGTGGAACCCGGACACCTGCCCGGCCGGTCATCTGCCGTGGCTGGCGTGGACGCTATCGGTCGATGACTGGAAAGCCGACTGGAGCGATGCGGTCAAGCGTTCGCGCCTGCGTAGCGCCATGGCAATTCAACGCCGCAAAGGCACCGCCAACAGCGTGCGCATGGTCGTCGAGTCGTTCGGCGGCGCGGTGGCCATCCGCGAATGGTGGCAAACCGAGCCGCCAGGCGCGCCACACACCTTCGAGCTGACGCTCACGCTGACCGGCACCGATGGCCAGACCGCCACGTCTCGCTTCGTCAACGAAGTCATCGCCGAAGTCGAGCGCACCAAGCCCGTCCGTTCGCACTTCACTTTCACCCAAGGATTCCAAGCAGAAGCCCGCATCGGCGTTCTCGCTGTTGCGCGGCCAGCCGTCTATCGGCGGTTGCTCATGGATGCCCAGTAACTGGATACCGACATGCCCGGACTCAAGCTTCAAGTTACCACTGCAGGCCGTGCCGCACTGGTCAATGCACCCAACACCGGAACCAATCCGGTGCTGATCAGCCATGTTGGCCTCGCGAACGCGCCGTTTAGCGTCTCTGCTGCGTTGACCGCGCTGCCAGGTGAGATCAAGCGATTAGCAGCGGTGGGCGGGAGCATTACCGCCGACGACACGATTCATGTATCCATTCGTGATGAATCCGACGCCGTCTATGACTGCTACGGATTCGGCCTGTACCTGTCCAACGGCACGCTGTTCGCTGTCTACAGTCAGCCGGCCCTCTTGCTGGGCAAGGCGGCCGCCGCCATGCTGCTGCTCGCCCTGGACGCTGTCTTTGCCGACATCGATGTAAAGCAGATCTCCTTCGGCGCAACCAACTTCACTGACCCGGCCGCCACCACTGAAATGGCCGGGATCGTCGAGCTGGCGACTGAAGAAGAAGCCTCTGTAGGCAATGACAAGATCCGCGTCATCACCGCATGGCTATTGAAGAAGATCTTGGACGCTCGCCTGGGTGCCGGTTCACCATCCGCATTCATTCGCGGGCTGCTGGGCGTCACGAGCGCCGCGCTGCTGCGCGCTGCACTCGAACTGAAGGGCGCCGCCCTAAAGGACGAAGGTTCCGGCAACAATTTGGACGCTGACAAGCTCGACGGACAGCACGGCGCCTACTACCGCGCGTGGGAGAATTTGACAGGAGTTCCTGCAACGGCGGTTGCGTGGCCATCGTGGGATCAGGTAGGCAACAAACCGCAAACGTTCACGCCTACCGACCACTCACATGCCAACTACGTGGTCAAGACAGGCGATGTCATGACCGGGCAGCTCACAGTGCCGCGTCTGGCGATCAATCTCAGCGGCGGCGGACAGGGTGCGTTTGATGCCGTCGTCTCAGGCGGCGGGCGCGTGCTCATGCGCGACTTCGGCAACGGCACACCAGTCATGGATTTCGTCAACACAACGAACAGTGCCTGGGTGGCCGGCCGCATCCGCACCGGCAACAACCCGCTCTACCTAGAAACCAACCAGATCACTGTCACAGGTGCGGGCACATTTGTCGGTTCTGTGAATGCAGATAGCTTTGGCTCCGCATCGGGTTATTTCATAAGTAAGAGTAATGTGACCATTATCGGGGCCGAGGGTGGCGCAAGCGTCTATCTCCGCCCCAATGGAGCCTTCAGTGCTACGGCAGAAGCAGTACTGAACACCGCAGGTAGCCTTGTCCTGCACCCGACTGTGAGCCATCCAGGCAACGGCATCAACAGCTTTGCCCACCTGAGCTCAGGCAGCTTCGGTGGAGGCTTCGGCCTAATCGATGGCGGCTACAACATCGGTTTCTGGAGCGAAAATGGCCACCTTCGCATTGGCATGGCGACTTACAACGGCACGTTGCAGCAGCGCATGGGGCTGACCACTTCTGGCGCGCTATCGGCCGTTGGCGGCTTTGACTTCGGCTCATCTCGCAAGCTCAAAAACATTATTGGCGCGCTGCCATATGGATTGGCCGAGGTGGAGCAGGTCACCACGCTGCTGGGGCGGTACAAGGAGCAGTACAACCCGGATGGACGCGTGCGCCTGTTCTTCGATGCAGAGCAGCTGCTGGAACTCATGCCCGAGACAGTGGACGCACACGGCGTGAGCTTTGACGGTGAACTGGTGCCATCGGTACACATCGATCAGCTCCTGCCGGTCGCATTCAACGCCATCAAGCAACTGTCCACCGCCGTTCGGCGGCTGCAGGCAGACCTCGCTGACCTCCGACCCATCCACTGATCCATAGGCTGACCCATGACAAATTCCCGAATCCGCACACTCGCACCAGGCGTTGACGTTGAGCGCATCGCGGTGGAGTCCCACTTCTTTTACGACCCGCTGACCGGGGTGGCAAACGTGGTCTTTCAGGGCATGGAGTTCCTGCTATTGGACGGTGCTGTGAACAAAATGCTGGACGGCCGGGAGCCGCTCACCACCACCTCAGAAGCTATCGCGACCCGAACGTTCGCTGCTGGACTTGTCGATCCTGTGACAGGTCAGGATCTGTCTAATGTCAGCGCTGCCGGCGTGGTGGTGTATCTGAAGGCCGTTTATGACCGCCTCCACAACGAGGCTGCTGCAGTCCAGCCGCCGGCGGTCGCGTAGTCATGGCGACGGGGTATCGCACGGGTGCAGGCCTCGACTTTGACGAAGTCTTTGACCTCTACGTGCAAGGCGACATAGGCGGCGTGTCGGGCTACCGTGCCAGCGACGGCAACGATCTGCACCGGCGATATGCCCCGCTTGTGTTTGGTAGCAAGGCGGTGGATGTGGGTTATCGCGACAATGCAGGGTCGGACCTCAGCAACCGGTGGGCAAAAAAAGGCAGCGCCGTCTATACGCTCTCCAACAACGGAGTCCACTACTACGCCGGCAGCCAGGCCGCCACGTCCGAGGGTGGCAGTCAGACGGCAAGCGCATCGTTCTGGATTCGAGCGAACGGAACCTGGGCGCTTGGCCTCTCCGGAAAAGCGGTGAGCGGCTCTCCAACTTCCGGAACGTGGCTGCCCGGCAGTCAACCGGCGAGCAACTATTCTGTGCAGCTGGATTTTGACGTGTCGTGGCTGCGTGGCAATCGCAATGGGTCAACTTCCAACACCGCTGCAAACTACTCGGCAGTGACCGGAGACCATGGTTGCAGCATCACGTCCACAGCGCTCTCGGGATCGGGCAACGAGTGCTATGGCGAAGGCAAGCTGATCATTCGGATCCGCAACAATGCTACTGGCTACATCTCTACGACAGCCATCACCCTCGTCGCCGAGGCGATCGGCTTTGCATAAAGCTCAGAGCTTTTTGCGGTAGTGCACTACGCGCTCGGTTTCTTCAAAACCGAGCGCGGCATGGAACATCTCACTTCTGACATCCCCGAAGGCTCCGTCCGATGAAATCTCTGTGCATCCGCGTTCACGTGCCCACGTCTGAATCGCGATCATCAAATAGGCGCCAAGCCCTTCGCGGCGTCGCACTTCCTGTACGTAAAGCCCATCGATATAGGCAACGGGTGGGGCGCTGCCCCCCTTTACCTGCTTGTACAACAGGCTAGCCTCGACGAAGCCACAAACGCGGTCCTGCTCGTCGATAACCACAAAGATAGCCCGCTCATCGTCAGCCTCTTCCAGTATCAGCAACGCCTCTGCCCAATTGTTGAAGTAGGTAGTTCCACTCCAAAGCTGAGTACGAAGTGTTGCCCACATGGCGGCGTCAGCAAGCGTGGCTGCACGGATGAGCACTGGTCAAAATCCTGTAGATGACCGGAGCAGATTGCCGGCGGGCAAATTTTCGCCCACCCTTTTACCCCTTGCTAGTGGTGCTACCCGGGCGGTTTGGCACCCTGACTGAAGGGGTCAGCCTATTGAACCAGTTGTGTATACACAGCCGTTACGTATGCACCGGCGGGCGCGTCCATGCGGGCGTGGGGAAAATGAGCCCATGCCCTCCTCTGACCATGCTCGCAACGTCTCCAACCTAGTCCGCCTGGGCGCTGTAGCCCTTGTGGATCTGGAGCGCGCGCGATGCCGCGTGCAGGTCGGCGAGATGCTGAGCGACTATCTGCCCTGGGTGGTCACCCTGGCCGGCACCACCATCATCTGGTCCGCGCCGGCGATCGGCGAACAGGTCGTGGTGCTGTCGCCGGCCGGCGACCTGGCCGATGGCCTGGTGCTACGCGGCCTGTACTCCGACCAGTTCGCCGCGCCTGCCGCGTCCGACACGCTACACGTACTGCGCTTTGCTGATGGCGCGCAGATTCACTACGACACCGAGGCGCACGCACTGCAGGCAACGCTGCCCAGCGGCGGGACCGCGATCATCAATGCCGATGGTGGCATTACGCTCAACGGCCCGCTGACCGTCAATGGCGAAACGGTGCTCAATGGTGACGCCACCATTACCGGTACCGCGAAGGCGACCACCGATGTCATCGGCGGCGGGATCAGCCTCAAGAGCCACAAGACCACCGGCGTGACCGCCGGCAGCGCGCTCAGCGGTGGCCCGCAGTGATCGGTGTCGATGCCACCACCGGGCGTGTGATCGAGGGTGAGCAGCACCTGGCCCAATCGATCGCCTGCATCCTCACCACGCCCATCGGCACGCGCGAGCAGCGCCGCGACTTCGGCTCGCTGCTGCCCGAGCTGATCGACCAGCCGTTCAATGGCGCCACCCGCACGCTGCTCTACGGCGCCACCGCCACCGCGTTGATGCGCTGGGAACCGCGCCTTCGCCTTACCCGCGTCGATCTGGTCGTCGGTGATGCGCCTGGCAGCTTCGTGCTGACGATCGAAGGCGAACGCACCGACGTTGCCCCCGCCAATGCGCGCTTACGCATGACCATCCCGCTCCGCTTCCGCTCGTCCTGATCGAGGAATCTATGTCCACTGCCTACCACCACGGCGTCCGCGTCATCGAAGTCAGCGCGGGCACGCGCACCATCCGCACCGTCTCCACTGCTGTCGTTGGCCTGGTCGCCACGGCCGCCGATGCGGATGAGAAAGTCTTTCCACTCAACAAGGCGGTGCTGATCACCGATGTGCTCGGTGCGGTCGCCAGCGCCGGCACCGAGGGCACCTTGCGTGCCACGCTGCAGGGCATCGCCGACCAGACCAATCCCGTGACTGTGGTCGTGCGTGTGGCCGAAGGCCAGGACGCGGAAAAGACGTCCAGCAACGTCATCGGTGAGGCCAAATCCAGCGGTTACACCGGCCTGTATGCGCTGCTGGCCGCGCAAGCGCAGTTGGGGGTGCACCCGCGCATCCTCGGCGCGCCGGGCCTGGACACGCTGCCGGTGGCGAAAGCATTGGCGACCATCGCCAAGAAGCTGCGCGCCATGGCGTATGCGCGGCCGGTCGCAGACACCGTGGCCGAGGCCGTCACCTACCGAGGCCAGTTCAGCGATCGCGAGTTGATGCTGATCTGGCCGGACTTCATGGCCTTCGACACCGCTACCAGCACCACGACAGCGGCGTATGCCACTGCGCGTGCGCTCGGCCTTCGCGCCAAGATCGACACCGAACAGGGCTGGCACAAGAGCCTGTCCAACGTGCCCGTGGCCGGCGTCACCGGCATCTCCAAGGATGTGCATTGGGATCTGCAGGATCCGGCGACCGATGCCGGCATCCTCAATGAGGGCGACATCACCACGCTGGTGACGTTCAACGGCCAGCGCTTCTGGGGATCGCGCACGTGCGCGGAGGACAACATGTTCGCCTTCGAGACGGCCACACGCACCGCCCAGATCCTGGCCGACACCATCGCCGAAGGCGTGGCGTTCTACGTCGACAAGCCGATGCACCCCTCGCTGGTCAGAGACCTGATCGAAACGATCAACGCCAAGTTTCGCGACCTGAAGTCTTCTGGCTATCTGATCGATGCCAACGCCTGGTACGACGGCACCGTCAACAGCGCCACCACGCTCGCCGATGGCGCGCTGCGTATTGACTACGACTACACGCCGGTGCCGCCGCTGGAGAACCTGCAGCTCTACCAGAAGATCACCACCAGCTACCTGGCCGACTTCGCCGAACGCGTCAACGCGTAACGCACCCGCCTTAGATTCCCGGAGAACCCCATGGCTTTGCCCAAGAAACTCAAAGCGCTCAACCTGTTCAACGACGGTGAGAGCTATCTCGGCCAGGTGGTCGAAGTGAAGCTGCCTACCCTGTCCCGCAAGATGGAGGAGTATCGCGGCGGCGGCATGAATGGCCCGGTCGATATCGACTTCGGTCAGGAGAAGATCGAGCTCGAATGGAAGTGCGGCGGCCTGATGCGCAGCGTACTGAATCAGTACGGCGCCACCACGCACAACGCCGTGCAGCTGCGCTTTGCCGGTGCCTACCAGCGCGACGACAGCGGCGATGTGGACGCGGTGGAAGTGGTTGTGCGCGGCCGTCACAAGGTGCTTGATCCGGGTAACGCCAAGTCCGGCGATGACACGGAGTTTTCGGTCAAGACGTCGGCCAGCTATTACAAGCTCAGCATCAACGGCGCACCCGTGATCGAGATCGATCTGATGAACATGATCGAGATCGTCAACGGCGTGGACCTGCTCGCCCCGCACCGCCGCGCTATCGGCGCCTGACCCTTCCGGCCTGGCGCCGCCAGGCCTCAGCCCTGAGACCTTCCGATGACCCCGACCTTTTCCCCAGCCATTCCCCTCGACCAGCCCATCACGCGCGGCGAGCAGACCATCACCGACCTCAAGGTGCGCAAACCCGGCGCTGGTGAGTTGCGCGGCCTCAAGCTCGTGGACGTGCTGCAGATGGATATCACGGCGCTGACGACGCTGCTGCCGCGCATCTCCTCGCCCACCCTCACCACCGCGACATCAACGCGTTGGATCCGGCTGACCTGTTGGCCGTAGGCCAGGAGGTCGCGCTTTTTTTCTTACCGAAGGCGCAGAGGGAAACGGATTCCCCGACTGCGTAGAGGATGCGATGGCCGATATCGCGGCCGTCTTCCATTGGCCGCCGTCTGAAATGGACGGCTGGTCGCTGCACGAACTCACGGCGTGGCGCGAGCGTGCCCGCCTACGAAGCGGAGCCGAATGATGCGCCACCCCACGAACGAGGCCGCCTAAATGGCGGCCTCCGACAATCTGCGCCTGCAGGTCATCCTGGCCGCCGTCGACCGCGCCACCGGTCCGTTCCGGCGCGTGCTGAGCGGTAGCCGCGGCGTCGCCACCGCATTGCGCAACCAGCGCGACGCGCTGCGCCAGCTCAACAGCCAGCACCGCGACGTCGGCGCCTATCGCGAGCAGGTCGCGCTGGCACAGCGTGCCAAGGCCGCGCTCGATGCGCAGCGGCAATCGGTACGCACGCTTGCCCAACAGATTAAGGCCACCAGCACGCCCACCGCTGCCATGAATGCCGAGTTCGAGCGTGCCGTGCGCACCGCACGGGAACTCAAGACCGCACACGGTGCGCAGGAGGCCGGCCTGCAGCGCCTGCGTGGTCGCCTGGAGACGGCGGGGATCAGCACCCGCGAGCTGGTCACGCATGAGCGGCGCCTGCGCGGCGAGATCGAGAGCACCAACACCGCCATGCGCGCCCAGCAGCAGCGCCTGGTGGTGATTGACGCTGCCCAGCGCCGCAGCGCCCGCATCCAGAACGCCGGCCTGCAGGCGAGCGCCTACGGCGCCGGCATGGCCTTCGCCGGCCAGCGCGCATTGCGAGCCTCCGTGCTGCCGATCAGCGATGCGATGGAGTTTGAGTCGGCCATGGCCGACGTGCGTAAGGTCGTGGACTTCAAGACGCCGCAGCAGTTCCTGCAGATGGGCCGCGATGTCGAGAACCTCTCGATGCGCCTGCCCATGCTGCCGGCCGAGATTGCCAAGATCGTGGCGGCCGCCGGCCAGGCCGCCATCCCGCGCCAGGAACTGGTCCGCTTCGCCGAGGACGCGGCCAAGATGGGCGTGGCCTTCGACAGCAGCGCCGAGGAAGCCGGCCAGACCATGGCCACCTGGCGCACCGCTTTCCGGATGGGCCAGGACGAGGTCGTCGTGCTGGCCGACAAGATCAACTATCTCGGCAACACCGGCCCGGCCAGCGTCAACAAGATCAGCGCAGTGGTGAACCGCATTGGCGCCCTGGGCGAGGTCGCCGGCCTGCAGAGTGGGCCACTGGCAGCGCTGGGCGCCACCGTCGCCGGCATGGGCATCGAGTCGGAAGTCTCGGCCACCGGCATCAAGAACATGCTGCTCACCCTGGCATCGGGCGAGTCGGCCACCAAGAGCCAGCGCGAGGCCTTCGACAAGCTGGGCATCAAGGCCACGACCATGGCCCAGGTCATGCAAAAGGACGCAGGCGGGGCAATCATGTCGGTGCTGCAGAAGCTGCGCGCACTGCCCAAGGCCGAGCAGGCCGCGACCATGACGCAGCTGTTCGGCCGTGAGTCGATCGGTGCGATCGCACCGCTGCTGACCAATCTGGAGCTGCTGCAGGGCAACTTCGCCAAGGTCGCCGATGCGCAACGCTACGGCGGCTCGATGTCGGCCGAGTACGCATCGCGGGTGGCCACCTCGGCCAACTCGCTGCAGCTGCTGAAGAACACCGCCGTGGTGGTGTCCCAGTCGATCGGCCAGGCGCTGCTGCCGCAGTTCAAGCAACTGACCGAGCGCACGGCTGCGGTGGTCGGCCAGGTCACGACGTGGATCCGCGCCAATCCGGTGCTGGTGGGTGCGATCGCCAAGATGGCGATCGCCGGCGCCGCGCTGGTCACGATCCTTGGCGGGCTGCTGGTGGCCGGCGGCGTGGCCGCGATGGCGTTCTCGCAGATCCACAGCGCCGTGGCGCTGCTGTCGGGCGGTGGCGGCTTCGGTGCGCTGCTGCGGCAGGGACTGGCGTTCGGCGGCCGCGTGCTGCCGATGCTCGCCAATGGCGCCCGCCTGCTGCTGCCGCTGCTCGGCGGCGTCAGCCTCCCGGTGCTGGCCATCGGCGCGGCCGTCGCTGCCGTGGCGCTGCTGGTGTGGAAGTACTGGGGGCCGATCAAGGCCTTCGCCATTGGCGTCTGGCAAGGCATCGTCGATGTCGCCGCGCCGGTCCTCGCCGAGCTGAAGGCCGCGCTCGCGCCACTGGCGCCGGTGTGGGACACCGTGGCCGCAGCGATGGGTCAGGCCTGGGCATGGGTCAAGCAGCTGCTGACGCCCTTCGAGGCCACCACCGCGCAGTTGCAGGGTGCAACGCAGGCCGGTCGCGGCTTCGGGCAGATCCTGGGCGCGGTGCTGGTCACCCAGCTGCAGCTGGCGGTCAAGGCGATCGGCTGGCTGGTGCAGGCGTTTGTGTTCGTGCTGCCGGTGATCAAGCAGATCCTCGGCGGCGTGTGGCAAACCGTCCAGGGAACGTGGTCGCTGATCGTGGGCGTGTTCACCGGCAACGGCGATCGCATCCGCCAAGGGCTGCTGCAGCTGTGGGCCGGCATCAACCTGCAGTTGGCCAACTGGCCGGCCCGCATGCTGCAGGCCGGCGCCGACATGATCAGCGGCCTTGTCCAGGGCATCCGCTCCAAGCTCGGCGCCGCCGGCGATGCGATCGCCAGCGTCGGCAGCGGTGTGGTCGATCGCTTCAAGGGCCTGCTGGGCATCCACAGCCCCTCGCGCGTGTTCGCCCAGCTGGGCGACTTCACCATGCAAGGCCTCACCGTGGGCCTGCAGCGCGGCCAGGGCGCGCCTGTGCAGGCCGTCATGCCGCTTGGCAACCGGATGCGTGCCGTGGGCGCCGGACTGGCCCTGGCGACGGCCACAGCGCCTGTGGCGGCGATCGACAGCCGCGCACCACTGTCGGCCCCTGCGCGCGCCGCCAGCGCGCCTGCAGGCGGCAACAGCTACGTCATCCACGTCCACGCCGCACCGGGCATGGATGCGGCCGCACTGGCGCGCGAAGTCGCCCGCCAACTTGAAGAGCGCGACCGGCGCACGGCGGCCACCCGCCGCTCCAGCCTGCGCGACGACTGAGGATCCACCCCGATGATGATGTCCTACGGCACGTTTGTGTTTGCCCTCGATAGCGCCGCCTATCTGCAACTGCAGCGGCAGATGAGTTGGCGTCATGCCACCAGCGAGCGCGTCGGTGCGCGCGCAGCCAGCCAGTTTCTCGGACCAGGCGATGAAACCATCGAGCTATCGGGCCTGATCGCGCCGGACCTGACCGGCACGCGCGGATCGCTGACCACGCTGCGCAGACTTGCAGGAGCCGGCGAGCCGCTGCCGCTGGTCGATGGCACGGGCTGGGTGTACGGGCCGTATGTGTTGCTGGCGGTCAACGAGACGGCGTCGCTGTTCTTCCCGGATGGCACACCGCGCCGTGTCGAGTTTCAACTGAGCCTGCGCCGCACCGACGACGTGGCGCCCGAGGCGACCGCCGCATGAGCTACCCAATTCCACAGTGGCGCGTGCTGCTCGATGGCACCGACCTCACCGAGCGCATCGCTCCGCGCCTGCTCGATCTCACCCTCACCGAATGCCGGGGCGGCGAAGCCGATCAGTTGGACCTGCGCATCCACGACCACGACGGCAAGATGGCGCTGCCCAAGCGCGGCGTGCGCCTGGCTGTGGCACTGGGCTGGAAGGCCACCGGGCTGGTCGACAAAGGCACGTTCATCGTGGACGAGGTGGAATACAGCGGCGCGCCGGACATCATCACCGTGCGCGCGCGTAGTGCGGATCTGACCGCCGACATGCGCACACGGCGCGAACGCAGCTGGCACAACACCACGCTGGGCGCGGTGCTCAACATGCTTGCCGGCGAGCATGGACTGACGCCGCGCGTCGCCGACGCGCTGGCGCGCACCAGGCTGCCCCATCTCGACCAGGCCAACGAGAGCGATATGAATCTGCTGACACGCCTGGGGCAGCGCTTCGATGCGGTGGCAACAGTGAAGGCAGGCGCGTTGGTCTTTGCGCCGATCGGCGCCGGCACCACGGCGACCGGCAAACCACTGCCGACCGTCACCCTGACGCGGCGCGACGGCGACCAGCACCGCTACACCGTGGCCGACCGCGATGCCTACACCGGCGTGCGTGCGTATTGGGTAGACAAGGGTAAGGCGCGGCGCAGTCGGTGCTAGTTGGCACAGACGCCAACGCAAAACCTTTACGCGAGTCCTATGCGAACGAAGCAACTGCACGCCAGCATGCGCATGCAGAACTGGAACGCACAAAACGAGGTATGGCCAGATTTGATTTCAACCTTGCATTAGGCCGGGCGGAGCTGTTTCCGGAACAGATCATCGCTGTGCAAGGCTTCAAGCCTGAGATCGATGCCCAGCGTTGGTTGATCGCTAAAGTGATGCACAAGGTTGATACTGCAGGAGGACTCACGACAGCTCTCGAGTTGGAATCAGCCGTGGCTTGAAGCTGATTCCTAACTGAGTCCTCTGGAATAAAGCCCGTACCAATGAGCCGAAATAGAGCCTCCAGCGAGCGCATCTATAGCCATGCAGGCGGTCAGCAGGAACACCACCACCACAAGCAACTTGACCAGCAAGAGGACGTTTAACTGCGTTTTAACTCGCTTTCTCAATAAATCGAATGCGCACTTGTACTGGTCTGCTATTCCTTTCGGCTGAGTCTCCAAAAGCTCCCTGCGCAATTTTATTTCGTCTCCGATTGCCTCGACCGAGTTGTTCTGGTTCCCGATGAGTAGCCACATCAGGACCACGAATATTGCCATCCCTACCAGTACAGCGATGTTCTTGGACACGCTAGAAGAATCGACTGTCGCCCCAGCGACCAGAAGAGCGGCGGGCAATGCAAGCAACTGATTTTGAATTTCTGCCAGGGTCTTATTGAGGCGAAGAGCATCATCCAGATTTTGCTTTTCCACCTCTCTACGTACTTTGGCGGTCGAAAAATCTGCCAAAAAGAGCGCATACGACTGGCGTATGTACATCATCAGTTGCTCAAAGCCTTTGATGAGGTCTCCAAGGCTCACGCAACTCTCGCGACCAAACTGCTCAACGATCCCAGCCCTGGCAATGGTCAGCTTTTCCTGCCGATGTAGGTCTGTTATGGCGATGTCATTGATGAATGACTGCAGCGACGGCATCATCATCAAGTCGTCGGCATCGTACTGCAAAGAAATGCATGCCTCTTTGTCGTGACCTGCGACAAAGTGAAACATTTGATCACCAGTCTTGTACGACGCAACTTCCCTTAGCGCCTTCCACAAGTCCACCGCCTCGAAATACCTTTTGACTGAAGGCGGAGGATCTAACGTGACTCCGTGCTTGTAATCCGAGTCTCGAAGCGCGAACTTGTCCGGCACTTGACCCAGCGCCGAAGTCCGCCGGCGTAACATGTCCGCCAGGCTGTCGTAGACGAAAGCATCCTCTGGGACAAACCTGATTTCTCGGTTGCCTCGATTGGATCCAGCGAAAAAGGCTCCGGGAATACCTTGAAGAGCTTCTGTGACTTCGTCGAAACCGTAGTCCCGCGGCAGAACGCCGACCGTCACCGTCGCTTCTAGTGGGTCTGAACGTTTCCTTTCAAGCACTTCAAGCAACCAGAGGGCTGCGTCATGCCTGTTGGTCGGTGGGATCCTGTGCATACTGTTTCAGTTCTTCACGGATATCTGCGGTGGGATTACGAATAACAAGCGAGTCCGTCTGCGAGTCATACATGACGCGGCCCTCAGCGGCGTCCGCGACATCAAACGCAACGCTCACGGTGCCCATCTTCGCACTCAATCTACGGAGCTGGCGAAATGTCCTTACATGAGGAACAAATTGGTGGCTAATCATCAGCTCTACAGCTTGAGGCCCTTCAGTCACAAATTCTGAGAATAGCTCCGGCTGGCCTGGCTCCACTGCTGCTGCAACGGTTTCCAGCACTACCCCTGAACGGCCGTTGTCGAAACACTCAAACAAGCTCTTCTTCGTCTCCTTCCAACGCTCCTGGGTGTCAGCCTCACTTAGGCCCAGCGCCATTACGTACGCGCGCGCCGCCTCGATCATTCTTTCCGTATTTTTCTGAGCCGAGGTGTAGTCAACGCAGGCGAGCGAATCTCTGAAATAGGCACTCACCTCTTCTGTACCCCGAGCCTTCACGAAGGTCAGGTATGCGTCTTCGCCCTCTTCCCAACGAGCAAAGGAGACCCTGGCAGCCTCGTGGAGCTTGTCCGTGTCGATTACCAGCGCTGGCTCAAGATCGAGATCGTCACTGATTCCTGCGCCGTCCCTCAGCTTCAATAGCGCGACTAGCAAATATTCAGCGCCCCCCTGTTCGTAATGGAGGAAAAAGGCATGCCCACCAGTGGCGCCGACGACAAACTTCATCTTATTTTCAATTATCGCGACAACGAACTCACTGAACTCTAGAAAGTCAATATCTTCATTACGATACTCCTTTAACCGAACTGGAAAGCGGAAGGCATCTTCGTCGTCACCGAATGTTCCTGTGTTGTTTCCACGCTTCGCAAAGAGCTTGACCGTTTGCTCTGCGACCCGTGCGAGCAGTGGATTTATTGGCAGAAGCGAATTACGCAACTGCACATCCACGGTGCCATCACCATGAGCGTATTGATCTTTGGCCAGTCGATGGATCGTGGCTTGCAATATGTTCATACATTTCCCTCTGCAAAGTTCCGTTTGAGCACGCAGCCATCAGGGATAGCACCGCCAGCGCCAACCCTCACGCTTCTGGACACCGAATACACCTTCAATACTCTCGGTCAAAATAGCTAGCATTCCGTCGCGTCGTTCATTAGCTAAAGACCTGTGGGCCAATGCCGATAACGCTCTCTTTTGCGAGGACCAGCTGTCCTATGTTTAGCTTGATCAAGACTTCTTTTTTTTACGACCGCCGACAGTGATCTGTATGTTGCTCTGGTCGATAACCGCAGTTGTCGAGATCGTTTGACCCACGTCGCTATCGTTGAGCATCACGGTTGGACCGGCACCGACTATCGCTTTGTCAGCAGGCACACCAAGCGCCGCAAGGGCTGCATTACGCGCGACAGGTGACGCATTCTTGATCACGGACAGCAGCCGCAAGTCCGCAGGATCCAACTGCGACCTGTGTCCAGACAGCACGTACATGACATCAACGCCGCGATCTAGCGCGGCCAGCAGATACGCTCCGCCGGGCAGGTTGATGTCCTTCTCGAAGTTCAGTTGCGCATAACGCGTGAGGCCGAGCTGCACCGCCATCTCGTCCTGCGTTAGGCCAAGCCGCTTGCGCTCTTCCTTCAGGCGTTTCCCTACGGTCATACAGGTATTCCCTTACTTGACAATGTTGAGTTAAGTCCACAAAATTCCCAAAAGTAGACGGAACCGCCATATGCCCCGAAAGAGTCAAATGCAGCAGTTCACGCCCCGCAGCCCGGAACAGGCGCGACAGTGGCTTGAGGCAAATGGCATCACGGTCTCGGCATTCGCCAGGCAGAACGGCGTGGATCGGTCGATCGTGCATGACCTGCTCCGTGGCCGTTCTCAAGGCAAATACGGCGAGTCCCATAAGGCGGCAATCGCCCTGGGCCTCAAGGCACCACCCAATAGTGCCACAGAAATCCCAACCGCCAAGAGCTCAAGGGGGTGAGCATGTTCGGTCGGAAGAAGATCGTTTTTCGCTGCGAGGCGTGTAGCGCGAGGCTCATCAAACGCACCAGCGTCCTCGCACATAAATTCCTTCGGCATGACTCCTACCTGTGCGAGAACCCGATGTGTGGTGCGACGTATACAGGCCATTCGGAGTTGACCGGTATTGCCAGCCCCAGCGGCGTGCCTACCGCACACAGCGAGCTTCCACCAACACCGGCGCTCCAACGCGCCCAGGCGCTACAGGCGTACCGCGAGTCGCTCGGCGACCGTCAGCTGGATCTGCTCCCCGTAGGCGGCGAGCAGTTCTTCCCTCACCTCTGAGGCACCCCTAATGCGAAAGACCATTAATTGGGCGGCATTGCAGCCCACGGCGAAGCTTTGCCTGGAAGTTGCGCTCATCCACGGCGGCATGGTGAAGACCGAGCACGGATACATCGGCCGCACTGCCGCGCCGGACACAGATCAGCGCTTCGGCGCAGTTGTGGTTGCCGCGCTCATGCAAGATGGACTTGCCACCTCCGACGCCCTCGACGAGCGCTTGGTCGTGCTGACCGATGCCGCCACCGCCTTGTTCCATCTCCACCACACAAACACCGAGGTCGGCTCGTGAGGCATGCCAATAGCTGGTTCACCGCACAGGAGCCGCGATTCGTTGATGCGGCCAGCAATCTGCCGCAGCGCATCGCGCCGCACGCCAAACACGAAGAGGCACGCCTGCTCGCTGCCGCCGTTGACGCACACCGCCGTTCGGGCGGCGCTTATGTCGTGATCGACAACGCTCCATCTCCGCACGCGCCCCGGCGCCAGCTCGGCGTCTAAGGAAGTTCGATGCAAGAGGATCTGCGGCAACAGGTGCTGTCCCGACTGGAACGGGATTACGGACTCAAGCACCGTAGTGGTACCGAGTACATGCGCGGCGGCAAGTGCCCGTCGTGCGGCAAGAAAGAGCTTTACACCAACCATCTCAAGCCTTGGGTGGTGAAGTGCGGCCGCCAATCCAAGTGTGGGCGCGAGCTGCACGTCAAGGATCTGTACGACGACCTGTTCGACGACTGGTCCAAGCGCTTCCAGCCAACGGCTGCGGCTCCCAACGCTGCGGCCGATGCCTACCTGCAGTTCTCCCGTGGCTTTGACCTGGCGCCGCTGAAAGGCCTCTACACCCAGGACAGCCACTACGATCGCAAGATCGCCGCCGGCACCGCAACGGTGCGCTTTGCGCTGGTCAAGGGCGGCTGGTGGGAGCGCCTGGTCGATCGCCCGCATCGCTTTGGCAAGCAGAAGGCGCGCTTTGCGCCAGGCCAGAGCTATGCGGGTGTTTGGTGGCCTGCTCCTGCCGCGCTGACAGCTATGCAGACGGCACGCGAGGTGTGGATCGTTGAGGGCATTTTTGATGCGATTGCGCTCCTGCAGCACGGCATGTGCGCGGTATCGGCCATGTCCTCCAACGCATTTCCGGAAGAATCACTGCGCGAGCTCGCCAAGGCACGCATGGCCGACCTTCCGACGCTCGTGTGGGCACTGGACAACGAGCCGGGCGCCCGTGCATACACGCACAAGCACATCAAGCGCGCAGCGGCGCTGGGCTTTGACTCGCGGGCAGCGCAGATCGTCCAGCGCGATGGCAAGAAAACCGACTGGAACGACCTGCATCTGCGCGCTATCGCGTCCGATGATGCCAAGCAATGGGACAACGACGTCAAGGAAGCCCGCTACCAGGGCGACCTGCTCGTGGCCCGCTCGGCGGTGGACAAAGGCCTGCTGATGTTCGAGCACGACGGCCGCAACGACTTCTGGCTGGAGTATCGCTCCCGCCTGTACTGGTTCGACTTCGACACGCAGCGCTTCGACAAACTGCGTAAAGAGAAGCTGGGCGACATCGATGCCGACGACGGCGACGAGGTTGCTGCCGAGGATCTGAGGAAGATCAAGCGCGCTGCATGTTCCGTGCAGAAGATCGCCAACTGCTACCCGGAGGCGCTGTATTTCCAGCGGCAGGAGGTCACGGACGAGAGCTGGTACTACTTCCGTGTGGATTTCCCGCACGATGAGCCCAGCGTAAAGGGCACCTTTACTGGTGGGCATGTTTCCAGCGCTTCCGAGTTCAAGAAGCGTCTGATCTCTCTGGCAGCCGGCGCCATGTTCACCGGTACCGGCCACCAGTTGGACCGCCTGATTGAGGAGCAGACCGAGGCCATCAAGAAGGTCGACGCCATCGACTTCGTGGGCTACAGCAAGGAACACCGCGCCTACCTGCTCGGCGATATGGCCGTGCGCGACGGTGAGCTGGTGACGGCCAACGAAGAGGACTACTTCGAGTTCGACAAGCTGCGCTTGAAGACCACGCAGAAGTCCATCCGGTTGGAGATTCAGCGCGACGCCGAGGCGTTTCGTGTGGACTGGCTGCCGTGGCTGTGGCAGTGCTTCGGCACGCACGGCATGGTCGCCATGACGTTCTGGTTTGGCTCGTTGTTCGCCGAGCAGATCCGGGCCGGGCACAAGAGCTTTCCATTCCTCGAAGCCACCGGTGAAGCCGGCGCCGGCAAGACCACGCTGCTGACGTTCCTGTGGAAGCTGCTGGGCCGCTCGGACTACGAGGGCTTCGACCCGGCCAAGTCGTCCAAGGCCGGCCGTGCGCGCGCCATGGGTCAGGTGTCCGGCATGCCCGTCGTCCTGCTGGAGGCCGACCGCAGCGAGCCTGATAAAGCGCACTCCAAGACGTTCGAGTGGGATGAGCTGAAAGACTTCTTCGGCGGCGGCACCCTGGCAACCCGTGGCGTCCGCAACGGCGGCAACGAGACCTACGAGCCGCCGTTTCGCGGGACGATCGTGATCACCCAAAACGCCGCGGTGGACGCCAGCGAGGCGATCCTCACGCGAATCGTGAAGCTGCACTTCAAACGCCCGCAGGTCACCACCGAAAGCCGCATCGCGGCCGACAACCTCAACGCGCTGCAGGTCGAAGAAGTCAGCCATTTCATTGTGCGTGCCATCCGCCAGGAGCGCGCCATCCTGGATCTGTTCGCCGAGCGAGTGAAGGTGTTCGAGGCCAAGCTACGCGCGCAGCAGGATCTGCGCCTGGAACGTGTCATCAAGAACCACGCGCAGATGCTGGCGCTGTTCGACTGCCTGCGCCTGGTCATCACTATCCCTGACGACATTGTTGAGCAGACACGGCTCGCGCTGTTGGACATGGCCCTGGAACGGCAGAAGGCGATCAGTGCGGACCACGCGATGGTCAACGAGTTCTGGGAAGTCTACGAATACCTCGAAGCCACCGGCCACGGTAAAGCCGTCGTCAACCACAGCCGCGACGCGCAGCGCATCGCGATCAACCTCAATCACTTCGCTGCGCGGGCCGCGCAGTTCAGTCAGTCCGTGCACGACCTCAAGGTGCTGCGTGCGCTGCTCGGTGACTCGCGCCGGCACAAGTTCATCGGCGCGAACGTGGCCGTCAACAGCGCTGTCCTCAAGGACGATCTGACCGGCGTCGGCACCACCGTGAAGTGCTGGGTGTTCGCCAAATGACCGCGTTTCCTCATGTTGGAAATTTCTGGAAATTTTCGTTGACATCTGCCCAGGAGCGGAGCAACCATTACTCCGTCGCCGCACAATCGGCGACCGGGTTTGACAGCCTGAATCAACGGCGCACCAGCGCCCATCGACCGATGCACGGCGCTTTTTTTTCGCTCGCTGTGCAGTCGCGGGCGTTTGCCGGCCAGTTCTATGGCGGGCGGTGTGCGGAGGCCTTCGGGCCTGCCGGTTCCGTTGACCGGTCTGTCAACCGCGCACCGTCCGCCACCTCGTTTGACAGCGTCGTGGCGGACTCCAACTACAACGGAGCCTGCACCATGACCTACGACGCTCAAGAAGCGCCGGCCAATGCCGCGCGTCAGATCGCCCATTACTTCGGCCTGATCGCCGACACCCTCGATTGGAACCACACCGCCTGGCTCGGCATGCAGGCGAAGCTGCAGGCCATGGGCAAAGCGCCCGAGGCGCTGACGCTGGCCGATGTAGAGGCCGCCATTTCCAGCACCAATGCCGACCTGGCCGAGGTGCGCCAGTGAGCCGCCGCGACCTGCACAAGGCGCTTCGCGTGGCTCCCGGCGTCTACCTGCTCCTGCAAATCCGGGCGACCGACGTGTTGGCCGAGCTCTACGCCGACGGTCTGCATGATCGCCCACCGGTGATGTTCGCCTGCAGCGCGATCGACGAGCCGAGCGCGTTGTTTCTTGTCGATGACGGAACTGGCCGAGCCGAGCGCGTTGTTTCTTGTCGATGACGGAACTGGCCTGGTCATCGGCTCATTGCACGTGGTCATGCCGGAAGCCGAGGCCGCCACGCTGCAGGAATGGGTCATCGAGCGCATGCCTGCATTGGAGGTGGCTTGATGGACGCCGTTCACCCGAACACACAGCTGCCGGCGGACGCCGATTTCTCGATCAACGAAGAGGAGCAATACCGCCTCTGGCGCGCGTACCACGCGGCCGCGTTGCTTGCCGCGCTGACGAACGATATCGCGATCGAGGCTGGCATCAATCACGACGGACCGGCGGCAGTGGCCGAGTACATCCGCCACGAACTGCTTGACGTCCTCAGCGGCGCGCAGCGTCTGCGCGAGCCTGACCCCAGCATCCCGCCATCCGGCGCCGACCTGATCTAACCCCGCAACAGCGGGCCGGCGGGCGGTGCTGTAACACCGCCCCAAGGCCCTCCACCAACGCAACTCAGGAGAGTCGATATGCAACAGCAAACTGGAGCACGTCCAGCCACGGCAGCACGTCCGTTGGTTTTGAGCACCGGACCTGGCGCGGAGGCTAGCACGCCGGCCGTCGTCGCCTACGATCGCGGCATGGGCGACTGCTCGGCAACCATCATCATGCACGTCACGCATGGTGCAGTTGTGGTCACTGCCACCCTGGACATGGGACCACTTCGCCAGGAGCGTCAGTCCTGGGAGCGGCGTCGCGGCACAGGCACCGGCTGGAAACTCATCGACGGCCCGCGCCTGTGGACAACGGCGGAAGACCGGATCAGCACCGAGTTGGCCGAGTTCATGGACGGCCTGGACTTCCCCTTCGACCTAGCCAACATGCTGCCGCGCAGGCCGACTGCAGCTGCTGCAGCTGCGGTCGCGCAGGCCGCGCAGGAGGTGGCGCATGGGTGAGTTACTCGCTCTTGTGACGGTCCTGGCGCCGGCGGCCGGTGGCGCGCTGGTCTACAAGCTTTGGACGACGCGCCGTCCGCGCCTGACTCAGATCGGCCTGGCTGTCGGACAGGTGCCGCAGCGCCTGCGTCGCCGCACCCGCATGGCTGTGCGGCGGGAGGCTGCTCATGGTTGAGTCCGTCATCCTTCTCGGCCCGCAGGGCAGCGCAAAATCACTTAACGCTGAGGCTCTGCGTCAGGAGCTCGGCCTGCAGGAGGTCATCGAGCTTGAGGATGTCTTGTTTACGTTCCGCGCTGATCGCCTGGAGCCGGTCGGGCAGCTGATCCTGACCTGCAACGAGCAGCAGGCCCATACCTGGTCGGTGCGCTGGGGCTTGCGCCTCATGCGTGTCGAGGAAGCACGTGCCCAGCTCGGCGTCGCATGGAGGACGCAACCATGAACCTGCAGCGCACGATCGACATTGCGCGCACCGCAGCGCGTTTGGGAGAGCCTGGCCCCTTGTCCACCGGGGAGGCGCTCACCGCCGCTCTGGTGCTCAATCGCCATGACTGGCTAGCCGAAATGGGCTACACCATCGCTCAGGCGTTGGACCGGATCGACTCCGACACTGCGCAACATCTTCGGGACGCCGAGCGCGTGCTGCGCCTGGAGGTACCGTGACGCAACGTCAGGTCGACCACGACAGTCCTCTGCCGCCCTGCACGAACGGCCACCTCGCTCGCCACATGCTCGACGCCCGCCGCCCCGAGGCGGGCGGCGGGCATTTCATCGAGTGCGTGTGTGGGCGAACGCTGAAGCATTCCAGCTACGAGCTGGCCATGATCGAATGGCGCCGAGCGCATCGGATCCGCGCACTACGCCAGCCACGTCCCTGTGCGCCTAACGTCGTACAGCTCGGTCTGCGCTTCACTGGCGCGCGTCAGCGATGATCGAGGGCGCGAAAATGGAAGGGTTTCGCAGGGCTTGCGAGGCGCGCCACTGGCTACGACAGGGCTACGTGGATGCAGCCAAGGTGCGAGAGCTCCGGCTCCGCATCGCTGCCCAGCGCGGCTATGCCGCAGCTGACTTACTCGTGGAGGCAATGCGAGAGCAATGGCGGCACAGGCGGGAGTGGACCAAGGAGCAAGATGCATGAGCGGAGGTGTACTGACATTTGAGGATCTGCGGCGCCTATGCGCGCCAGTTGGCCCCTCCCCTCGCACAGCTACCGTGGTGCGTTGGGCCAACGATCAGGGCATCCGTTACAAGTACGACGGTCGAGGTGGGATCTGGACAACGCTAGATGCGCTCAATGCCGCCCTTGGATTGCAGCAAGACAACGCCACCGAGATGGATACAGAACAGGAGCTGATGTAATGGCACGAGGCCGCAAGCGCAAATTCAATCCACTCATACCGGCACACATTGACCAGGCCGCGCTGCCGCGCGGCCTGTATTGGGAGGATGGCCGGTGGTACGTCGTCGAGCCGCATCCAGAAGGCGGGGCCACACGAAAGCAAACCGTGGCGTACGCTGGAGCTCGTCTATCGGAATTGCATGGAATCGTTGAGGAACGTGCAGGTAGGGGCACGCGCGGCACGTTGCGCTATCTCTTCGATCGCTTTCACGAGTCGTTGGAGTTCAAGGAACTGGCAACCGACACGCAAGATGACTATCGGCGTTATGCCGACTCCATTACCAACTATCTCCGCAAAGACGGATCGAAGTTGGGCTCGGTGCAGGTTGATCGCATCACCACGCCTGTGGTCCAGCGACTCGTAGAAGTCTTCGCGATGGGGCGGCCAGCTAACTGTTACCAACCCGCGCTTCCAGCGACGCCTAGTAAGGCAAATCACCTTCACCGCTATTTACGTCGCACACTCGCGTGGGGCGTGCGCGTCGGCCTATGCAGATCGAATCCAGCCATCGGCGTGAGGCAAGCACGCGAAGCAAAGAAACACCGGATGCCAACGCCGGCCGCGTTCGACAAGGTGCTGACCTTCGCAAGAGAGCGCGGCTCCCTTCCGCCGCATACAAAAGGCAGCTGCCCGAGCTATCTCGCGCCAGTCATGGTGCTCGCGTATAGCGCGCGCCTACGCGGCATCGAGGTGTGCACACTCAACGACACACATAAGCAGCCAACAGGCATCCATGCGCAACGGCGCAAGGGATCACGCGACACGCTTACCGAGTGGGATCCAGAGATGATCGAAGCGTGGGATTTCCTCGTCGCACGACGAACCGCCATATGGACCAAAAACGGTCGAAATTTTGCAGTCCCGATCAAGGCTGAGGATCGTCGCCTACTTGTTGAACAGACGGGTAATCCGATGGCTAAGTCATCGCTTGATAGCGCCTGGCAGCGATTCATCACGCTCGCAATGAAAGACGGGATCATTTCGAAGCAGGAGCGCTTTTCGTTGCATGGCCTAAAGCATCGTGGCATTACCGACACAGTGGGTAACCGGGGCGACAAACAAGATGCTGCAGGGCACGTGACACCAGCAACGACCGGCCGTTATGACCATGCGCTGCCGGTGGTAAAACCGCCAAAGCGCAGCTAA